AAGAATGTTGTCGTTAAAGTATCCGTCTTGCTGTTCTATGACCCCTAACATAAACAAAAATTTACATTCGTAGTAAGTTAATAACTTTTTATTGGGAACCAACTGTAAAATCTCGCGAGTAAATTCTTCTTGTTTACCTTCTTTTATCAAATCTAAAATAGGTTTAGCTGAACCGTAGTAGGTTTTCCAATCACTTTCTTTTTGAATTACCTCAGTGGTTGGTTTTCTACCTCTACCGGTTTGTTCAGCGAGTTGCTTTTTAGTGAGTTTTTTCTTTACGTTATGAAATAACGATTTTTTACCAATATAGGATTTACCTGAGGGTAAGTGAGTAACTATATAGATAAAACCGTAAGTGTCTTGGGGGAGATCCTCTAAGGAGAGGACCTCTTTATTTTGATATAACCACATAATTTATTTTTTATATTATTGCCAAGCTGGAACATAATATATATTAGCCCCAATTGTAATTCTAATCCATCCTGCTGCAGTATACCCAGTGTTATCTGGGACCTCAGCTATTGCAAATCCGGCATCACCCGGGGCATTACTAACTGGTGTAAGTAGTCCTACACCATTACCTGAAGTTCCACTTGAACCTGAAGTACCTGATGTACCTGAAGTACCATTTACACCACTCAAACCAGATGAGCCTGATGTACCTGAAGTACCAGCACCTGAAGTACCAGAAGTACCGGATGTGCCCAAACCAGAAGTACCACTACTTCCTGAAGTTCCACTTGTACCTGAAACCCCAGACGTTCCCGAAGTTCCATTTACACCACTTAAACCAGATGATCCTGAAGTACCTGAAGTACCACTAGTACCTACACCTGAAGTTCCTGATGTGCCTGAAGTACCTGATGTTCCTAAACCTGAAGAACCTGAAGAACCTGATGAACCAGATGTACCTGAAGTACCATTTACACCACTTAAACCAGATGATCCTGAACTGCCACTAGTACCTGAAGTTCCATTTCCTGAGGTGCCACTTGAACCTGAACTACCAGAAGAACCGGATGAACCAGAAGAACCAGATGAACCACTTGTTCCTGAAATACCACTTGTTCCTGAAGTACCGTTTATACCTGATAAACCTGAAGAACCAGAAGTACCTGAAGTTCCATTTCCTGAAGTACCTGAAGAACCTGATGAACCAGATGTACCTGAAGTACCATTTATACCACTTGAACCTGATGTACCTGAGGAACCTGAAGTGCCACTATTTCCTGAGGTACCACTAGTACCATTTACACCTGAAAGACCTGATGACCCAGAACTTCCAGAACTTCCACTCGAACCAGACGTTCCAGAAGTTCCAAGACCTGAAGTACCTGAACTTCCTGAGGTACCACTAGTTCCTGAGGAACCTGAAGTGCCACTATTTCCTGAGGTACCACTAGTACCATTTACACCTGAAAGACCTGATGAACCATCGGTTCCAGAAGTCCCTGATGAACCATTTGTTCCAGATGTGCCCGAAGAACCTGAAGTACCACTTGTACCTGATGAACCTGAAGAACCATCAGTGGCAGCAAAATAAGAACCAGTAGTATAAATTAAACCTGTAGTGTTATTTCTAATAACTACACTATAACCTGGTCCATTTCCTACTGGGGGTTGGGAAATACTAAGAGATCCTGTTAGAGTAAAACTACCACTTACAATAATATCATAAGCATCAGCTCCTGTAAAGGCATCAACAGATTGAGAAACGTGCCATGAGTTGATAATATAATTTTGAATTACAGCATCTGAACCCGATGTAAATATATTTTTTAATACTTTAGCCATTTCTCTTATTTAAATCTGTTAATTATAAATATTGTTAAAATTATTTATCTATATTAACTAATATTGTAGTATCTGTAGTTGCTGACGTAGGAAGTGGTTGGGATAATTTTCCCACAGCTAATAAATTTTGCAATTCATCATATAATCCTATAGTAGTAACATAAGGGCTAAAATATGAACCTGTAACATTATTGGCTAAGGTTCCATCCCCTCTCTGATAAAACGAACTTGAATTTACAGTCAATAAAGATCCTCCTTTTTGAGCTGATGGATTTAAAGTGGCATTAAATTCACTTTCTCTAATAGTGCATTTATATTGGGCTTCGTATATAGTATATGAACTTGAAAAAGATAAGGTCATATTATTATAAGCTACATCCGAAGCAGAAGGAACTATTCCTATACCGGATCCATATGAATCTAAACCATAAAACGAAATTCCATATCCTTCATTAGAATATGATGCTGAATTAGTAAAAATTATCATACCGTGGGGATATATAACATTACCAACGTTAACAGAAGTACCATCAACCATCAAATTTCCCTCCCCGTCATCAGCTAAAATTATAGAGTATGGAGTAGAGTTATTTACAAAATCTACAGTCATTTTAAGTGAAGTAGGTTGAATATAATCTCCGTATAACTTAGAAGGAATAGAAACTACAGCTATCTCAGCACCACTTGCGGTAGGCCAAAATCTATTAGGAAGTAAAGTAGATTGTAAAAAATTATCATATAAAGGACTTTCTATATTACCTACTAAAACATCCCCACTAGAATCACTACCTAAAAATATACTAGCAGTACTTACAATATCCCCTGAACTTGCAGTTACAAAGTTAGAATAATATAATTGTTGAATTGAATTATAAATTAAGATCTGATTATATTGTTGGAAGTCTGCTAAATAAGAAGGAACACTACCTGATAGACTGCTAGTTAGTTGTCCTGTTAGATATGAATTAGATGAAGATAAAAAGTAATCACCCTTAACTCCTAAAAAACGATTAATACCAACAGCTTTATCATTAATAATTTCTCCACTAACACTACTAGTGTACCCCAAATAGGCAAATTGCCCACTTGAGGTACCTGGTGTAAAAGTAAAGTTTTTGTTAACCGTAAACGGTGTAACAATTATATCAGAGGCTAAAAATTGTTTCCAAGCACTCATTCATTAGAAGTCTAGCTTGACGCGGATTAATGCTTCTTTAGTGAAGTCTTTAACTAATGGTCTAGAAAGTTTAGCTACAGCTAGTAACTCGTTTGCATCATTATATAAACCTACGGTTGTAATGTATACTTGAGGATTATTAATAGAAGTAGAGTAAAGTACCTCACCAGTTGAACCCGTTATAAATGATGGGTTAGTTGTATAGTTAAACTCAGCATTTTGTGGTCTTACAAAGACATAATCTGAAGTAACATTTTCTTGAGAATTTAATTCAAATGAATCACCCCCAGAAATTGCTGTGTAAATTCTAGTATTATTATATCCATTAGATACATTTGCTTGGTTTCCAAATGATCCACTGTAGCTTAAAGCAATACCCCCACTAGCGGCTGTTAAAGCTAAAGCTTGGGCATTTAATAAAATAGCACCCATATCAGGTAAGAACCAACCATATGAACCTGATGCTGTATATCCTGAAGCTGAAGCACCACCTGGGGCAGTTGCTGTAGTAGCAGTACCGTTTGAACCTGAAATAATTTGGTATACTCTAGTACCATTAATATAAGGTACTACAGATACATCATTACTATTATCTGTTAAATTAATTCTAGTATTTCCTGATCCTGATAAAAGTAAATTAAGTGAACCTGGAAATAATGATTGTTTATAATTTGCTCTTTCAACTGAAATAATGAAAAAATCAGATTGGGTTACTGAACCAAATACAAATGAAGCATTCTCATCTTCTAGGATTAAATTTCTCCACTGACCATAAAGTGTAGATGAAGGAGAATATTGTGGAATTTGGGTATTATAAGCATCAGAACCTGATCCTAATTGATTAGCATATCCCAAATAAAATTGGATAGCAGCAGTACTATCAGTAGAAGAGGTTTGATAAACAGCTAATACATAATCACCTTGTGAACTATTTTCTTGAGTTGAACTAGTAAAAAAATTAGTTAAATCATATACATTATTAGTCCAACACGGAGCCGTAACTGAATCAGCTGATACTAAAAAATCCGAAGGGGTAAATCTTTTAAATGACATATCTATTAATTAGCTGAAGTTTTAGTAATAGTTACAGGAATTGTAATTCTAGCTCCTGAATCTCTACCTACTACTGTTAATGTAGCTTGTAAAATATTATTAGAACCAAACAATGTATTTACTGTAGTTGCGGTCATATTAATTGTAGTACCTACTACTGTTTTGGATACATTAGTACCAATTGTTGTAGTTGAGTTAAGAGCAACTGCATCTGGGGTATTAACACCCACACCATTAAATGTGCTAAGTGTTCTAACATCTGAAATAGTAGCTGTATAACCTGAAGTTTCGTATGTTGTATTACCTCCTAAATAATTTAATGTTTGAGGAGTAATAGCAAGTGAAGCACCTTGTTTTAAAGTAATTGCTGCGTATCCAAGATCAAGTACTGGCATCTTAGAGGTTCCACGAGGTAGTGTAGTTAACACATATTTCATCTCTTGAGTTACAAGAGGGAAAGCCTCTAATAAAGGCATGTTTTCAATTGCTTGACCATAATAAGCTGAACCTGAAGGGTTAGTTGGATTATAAAGTGTATAATCAATCTCATCATCAGATAAAGCAAACTGAGTGATTCTAAATGAACCATCATTTTTAGCAAGTAACTCTCTACCTACATCTGTTAAGATAGCATCTACTGTTACTACTGAGTTATTTAAATATCCCATTGTTTAAATACGTATTTTGTTATAA